GCATATCATCCTGCAATCGTATGGTTAGTCCCTGACGGACCATTACCAGAAGGTGTACAGTTTTCTGATGTACCGGCAGTTGATTTAGCTGACGATAGATTAAATAGAGCACATAGACAATTTCAGTACCTTGTAAAAGGTGGGCCTGATATGAAACAAGCTAAGAGAGAAGATATTTATTTAAATATCCTTAGGTCAGTTCATGAATCTGAAGCTAAACTTCTTATGTCAGTAGTAAGCAAGAAGATACCATACAAAGGAATGACAAGAGCATTAATGCTTGAAACTTTTCCTGATTGGTTGCCCAAATCAAACGAACTTACTGAATAAATACTAGTATGACTTTAAATAAATTAGGACTAACACAAGAAGAAAGAACTGTCTTTTATAAAGATGCTGATGGTAAATCATTAGCAGCAGAGATAAGACATTTTGATCCATATGGTGGATTACTTAAAATGTTAGACCCATTTAAAAATGAAGTCATAGAATTTTTTTGGGATTCTGATTCTTCCACATGGAAAGGAACAGGACTCCAATCTGGATATACAACAGATGTATCAATCGAAGCTCCTGTAGTGAAAGAGGTTGATTCTAATGTTCCAGATAAAGCAAGCACTGTATCTAGATTTCCAGCGTGAGAAAAAGAAGATTTTCTAATAACACCAAAAAACAGATACAAAGGAGACGCCGCATTCAATATTTTAATAGGAGAAAAACCTTGACAAATATGCAAAGCGGTGAGAAAATAGAATAGTAGAAATAAATTCTACTTAATATAATTATATTATGGGAGTAATATTATGGAAGCGAAAATAGTAACCGCTCAAGACTTAGCAGGTGTAGTATCTATTATAGATGTGTGCTCACAAAGAGGCGCATTTAGAGGAGAAGAACTAGCAGGTGTTGGTCGTTTAAGAGAAACCTTCTTAGCTGAGATTCGTGAACAACAAGGTGATGCAGAGGCTCCGGCCGCTGTTGAAGCACCAGTTGTTAATGAAGAACCAGCTGTAGATACTGACTCTGACGAATAAGCTTATAAGTGAGAGGGGAGTGAAGTATTAAGATTGTGCCAATTTGATGGCGAACTAACACCCCTTGATCTTTTCATAAAAATAATGACATGCCAACTAAATTAAAAGAGAGTGGAAAACGATGGATTAAAAATCCTGAAACTGGTAGACCAACAAATCGTTGGGAAGCAGAACACTATTATATTAAAACAATTTCTCAAACAGAATTGTTTGAAGAATTAAACAAAGACAATACTAAACCTAAAGTTAAACAGAAAATAAGAAACGAATTAACTAGGCGAGGAATTAAAATCGTAAAGAGAGTAAAAGAAAATGGCTGAAATAAATGATTTTGGTTTTACTGCAGTTGATCAAGAAGAACTTGTAACTAAGACTGGCGAACAAGCTGGTATTGGTGAAGAAGTAGCAGAACAGTTAAAAGCTGTTGCAGCATCAAATGCGGGACAAGCTAACTCAGCACAGATAGAAACTCTAGACTCTAAAGTTGATTTACTACAGAAATTAATTAGTAATGCACTAGGTGAACTTGACGATCATAAAGAAAATCTAGAAGCAATTGATACTAAAAAAGAATTGGATTATAAAGATAGATTAATAGAATGTGAAAAACTTATTCTTCCATTACTTCAAAACTTAATGAAGAATGAAGATAAGGAATATATCTATTGGCCTAATAGAAAGGCTATCATCACATCACAAATTGACAGAATACAGAAAGTTACAAGAACATAGAAAAACTTGTATCCGCAGGTACACTTATTATATAATGTTACACAATGAACGAATTATCAATAAGCCTGATTGAAGGCGCCGCATATATCTTACTTATATTAGTAGCCGTCCGTCATTCCTGGAAAAAAGGAGAAGCGGAAGGGAGTACCTATATGCTCTCTTATCTGAGAGATAACAAATATAAAAATACAGAAGGAATTAAAGTCCCGTATCTTGACGATACAGGATTCAATAATTTTATGAAGCATGTACGAGAAGAAGATGGAAAAAAGAAAAAAGTTTGATATAGAGATATTTGAAGGAGATGCTGTTATTAAGTTAAAGCGAGATAAAACAGTTGAGCTTGTATTTGCAGAAGATGGAGATTCAATCGTAAGAGAAATGTCATGGCCTGACCATGAAGTTTATAAAGCAGCTGTTCAATTTGCTTTAATGATTGATAGTTATTTTAGGAATGCTGATGGATTAGATAATTTAATTCTCCATTCTCCAACAGGGAACATAGCAGCTGAGTTAATGGGTAAAGATTTATTATCTATATCATTAACAGCCGCCAATGCATCAGGACCAGGAATAGAATTTCCTGATATTGAGGATACGGCAGAACAAGAAGGGAAAGATATCTATAGTGGAAATATTCCTGACAATGTTTTGGATTTAACAGAAAAATTAAAAAATAAGGAAGATAATGAGAAGGAATGAAATGTATCGAGGTAGACCAAGAGGATTATATGATCCAAGCCCAGCAGAAATGTTTTTTGCTGAACTAGGGAGAGAAATCTATAAAGAAACAGAAGATAAACTTCATAAGACACAAATGACTGATGAAGAATGGAACTTGTATTGTAATACAGCTAACAAGTGTGTTAGAGTAGGAACAACATGGGGGCCTAAAAGAGTATCTGATTTTACTGAAGGAGAACAGCGTGTTATAAAATTATTTTTAGATAGAAGGCCAGAAGCAGAGAGGAGACCACAATGAGTTTAGAAAGTGATATAAAACTTTTACAAAATAATATGAAAGACCTACAATCTCAATTAGGTAATGCACATAAGAGAATAGCAGAATTGATTAACGATAGAGATTCTGCATTAGAAGATTTAAAGAAAGAGAAAGAAACATATGCAATACTTTCAGATAGATTAAATAAAACTGATTTAGAAACTCAAGGAAAGATTCAAGAAAAGATGGATAAAATTCCTGATGTTTTAGATTCAAAACCACAGACTTTTAAAAGACCACCACAACCTGGTTATCAAGTTAAAGAAGGTGAGAAGTGGGTTAGTATAGGGCCTGATGGTGAAATGGAATTTGAAGATATAGAGATTAAGAAGTAATGAAAAAATTTAGTCATACAGGTGGAGTTTTAGGTAGAAGAAAAAGAGCTCTTGATAGATTAATGAGATACGAACCTCAATCTAAACAACAGATGAAAGAGATTGATATTTTAATAGAAAGGACGAAAAGGAGCTAATGCCAACTTATACATTAGAAGATAAAGATACAGGTGAACAACATGAAGTGTTTATGTCCTTTTCTGAACTTCAAGAATACAAAGAAATAAATCCACATTTAAAACAAATTATTCATGCTCCTAATATAGTGAGTGGAGCACGAGTAGGAACTGGAAAGTTAGGTGGGTTTAAAGAAGTCTTACAGAAAGTTGGTGAAGGCCATCCTGGTAGTGCTGTAGATAAACAACACAATAGAAGAACAGCTAAACAAGTAAAGACAGATACAATTATTAAAAAACATAGGAAAAAAAATATATAATGTTTAATCATTTAGAAGGGTACGAGTCTGTTTCATTACCCACAGAAACAATAAACGGAAAGAGATATTACACAACACCAGAAGGAAAACATTATCCTTCAGTTACGACAGTAACAGGATTAATGAATAGAAAAGGAATAGAGGCTTGGAGAAAATGGGTTGGTGAAGAAAAAGCTAATAAGATATCTTCTCAAGCGGCCGGTAGAGGTACACGATATCATTATATGATGGAGGACTTTATAAACAATTTAGATATTACAGAGAAGTTAGCTAAGGCTACTCCTATAGATAAGATGATGTTTAATCAGACAAGAGCAATTACTGAAAAGCTCGGAGATATCTATATGTTAGAAGGTTCTATGTATAGCCATGAATTAGAAATGGCAGGTAGAGTAGATTGCATAGCTGACTTCGCTGGTAAAGTATCTGTTATAGATTTCAAGACTAGCACTAAAGCTAAGTCGGCTAGTAAGATTAAGAATTACTTTATACAAGAAACAGCTTATGCTAAGATGTTTGAAGAAATGTATAATGTATCAATAGAACGAATAGTAACTATTGTTGCTGTAGAAGAAACAGGTCAATCACAATTATTTGTTGAAGAACCAAAGAATTGGTTAGACCAGCTAAAGGAAGTTCGTGCCCAATACAGAGCCGAATATAATATGTAATGATGGTACTTGGAACAGTGCCTAAGAGAATTAAATGGTGAACCCACTAATCCACATAAAGATGAAAGGAGAAAATATTCCTAATATGTATACTGAACATTCTAGAAAACCTGTACTTACATCTTTAATTTCTTCGCCGTGTCTGCGCCAAGATTGTTTAACATTCATGGCGTTTATCCGTAATTATAATAGTTATGAATACAAAGTTATTTATAACACCTTGACATCTCAGCAAAAGCTGTTATAATAGATATATGATCTTAACTAAAAAGAAGTTTACGACATCAGTTGAAGAATTGGTTATTGAGAAGAAGTTGAGTTATATAGACGCGATAGTTTATTTCTGTCAAGAGAATCACCTTGAACCTGATTCAGTTAAGGGATTAATAACACCACCACTAAAAGAAAAGATTAAAGCTGAAGCAGTTAGTTTAAGATTTTTAAAAGATGAATCAAATGTAAAATTAGATATATGAGACCACAACAACAAAAACCCTATCATCAAAGAAAACACTTTGATAAAAAGAAAAAATTCGATAAGAACAAACCTAGACCTTTATCCTTCGATCAACTATTACGAAAGTTTAAAAAGAAAGTTGATAGAGCAGGAATTATTCAAGAAGTTAGAAAAAGAGAATACTACGAAAAGCCAGCACAGAAAAGACAAAGAAAAAAGAAAGAAGCTATTCGTAGAGAACAGAAGAATCAAGAAATGAATAATACATTAAGTAGTCGCCAAAGGTGGTATTAATGACGAGTAGAGAAGGATACGATGCCTACTGTTTATATCTAGCTATTAACAATCACTTCAATACAGACAGTTATGACTATTTTAAATACGCTGGAAAGACAACAGTTAAGTTAGAAACTTTTCTCAAGAGAAAGGACAAATATCATTTTGCTAAGTTAGCTAGAAAGTATCATACAGAATTACAAGATTTTTATGTAGCTAATCTTTCTAAAGGAAAGTTCTATGTTAAAAATTTACTAGATGTAGAGTGTGAACAGAACTATAAAGAATTCAAGAAAACAAAACAACAATTAACATATGCAGTTACAGAAGATATGAGATACTTATTTGATAAGTACAAACAGATAGATATTTGTATAGGTATTAAAGACGGACAACATTCTAATATATTAAGAGAGTATCTAGGTGGAAGAATCTGTTCTTCTACTATCATTGCTGCTGATAAAATCTTTGATATTTTTAAAGATTATAACCAGATGATATCA